GAGCTGCACGGTGCTGACAAACTCATCAAAGCCCTTGAATATGCCGAGACCCTTCTCGCAAAGCGCGGGCTTAAATTTGACGCCGACGAGATGAGAATTATGATAGAGGCCGCTGTCGGGGAGTTCAACGGCAATGTAAACGCGGGCATAACCGCAGGCACCACCGCAACAGAATAATTTTGCACAACAAAAAGGGGGTCGCCGGATGGCGGCCCCCTTTGTTTTCAGTCTCTCAAATCTTAAAAAGGCGGTGAGCGTATGAGCGCACAGAATATTTATAAAATCTTGACCGGGGCGGGAATGACCCCGACAGGCGCGGCGGCAATGCTCGGCAATATGCAGGCAGAGAGCGGCCTCCGGGCAAACAACGCACAGGATGGCATGACCCCGCTCAGTGATGCGGATTACACGGCAAAGGTCGATAATGGCCTTTATACGAATTTCAACCGCGACGCGGTCGGATATGGTCTCTGTCAGTGGACATACTGGACGCGCAAGCAGGCGCTGCTCGTCTACGCCAAGAGCAAAGGCGTGTCAATCGGCGATGAGACTATGCAGGTCAATTTCTGCATTAAGGAACTCACGGCGGATTATTCAAGCCTTTGGAAATACCTCTGCACCACCGGCGACCTCTACGAAGCCACAAGCCGCATCTGCAAGGAATACGAGCGTCCGGCGGTTAACAACATTGACACGCGCTATAAAGCCGCCCAGAAGCACTATGCTGCATTTTCGGGCGGGGTGGTGGAAACACCCAAGGAAGAAACCAAAACGCAGCCACAGGCCGCCTCGTTCACCCTCACGCTCAGAATTTTAAAAAAGGGCATGACCGGGGAGGATGTTCGCACATGGCAGTACATCCTCAAGGGCAAGGGTTTTGACTGTGGCACCGCCGACGGCAGTTTTGGCCCGAAAACCGACGCCGCGACAAAAGCATATCAGAGGAGCATAAGGTTTGACCCCGACGGCAGCGTCGGGCCCGCGACCCTCGGCTATGCATTTGGAACAGACGCCAAATAAAACAGAAAGAGGCCCATAATCGGGCCTCTTTTTTGCTTTGTGCAATATATCAAAAACGATATAAAATGCACAAAATATGCGGCTAATCTTTGTGTATTCTGCGAATTGTATTTTATATCAAAAATGATATAATTATAAATGTCAGGAGGGGTTGAGAACAGGAGGTAACCCCGTGAAGATAATTATTAAATTCGAGATTGAAATTAAACCGCGAACCAAAAAGAAAAGCCCCGCGCCGCCGAAGCAAGCGCAGAGCAATTCACAAAGCACTAACATAATAATCCAGAAATAAATAAAAGTCAACCCCTCCTGACATTCACGGGGTTACCGCTTATAGGCCAAAGGCCAGAAAGGAAATATGAAATGAACAGTATCTATGAAACAGTCAAAACCGTCAACGGTTACGAAATCAAGAGAATGAAGGGAACTCACGGGTTCTACCATATCACCGTCCGAGAGGACAACAAAACGGGCTTTAAAGAGTTCCACACATTCAAAACCATAAAGGCGGCCGCCCAATTCATCGAGACGGCGCTGAGCTGATAAACAGCACCAAGCCCCGCCGGTGGCTCAAAACCGGCCCACCAAAAAACAAAACAAAAGGAGATAACAACATGAAAAAGCAGGACTTTCTCGAATATGCCGACACCTGCGGCAAGCAGGCCGCCGCCGATTTACTTTTACTTTGCGGCCCGGATGGGTACGACGGCGACTATGACGAATACCTGGAGCTTGAAAAATATCTCAATGGGGAGGCATAACATGGGCGAAAAACTGAAAGCGGCCCGCAAGGCTGCCGGACTGTCTCAGGCACAGCTCGCGGAGGCCATCGGATGCCAGCAGGTGCATATCAGCCGATGGGAAAGCGGCAAGCACGAACCGGGGGCGTTGACCCTCAAGAAGATGGCCGAGGTTCTCGGCTGCATGATGGAAGATTTGATATAATTAAGGGGCGAACCGCAAGGCTCGCCCCTTTTTCTTTTGCTCGTTCAAAACCGAAAAAAACGGGTCTGAATTACACATGAAATACACACGCCCCAAAACGAACCCGCAAAAAACCTTGTATTTTCAAGGGTTTGCGGTACCGTTTAGGTACCGTTTCGATACCGTTTGGGTACTTTCAGTTTATCGCAAGTATGAAGAAAACCGCGCTGTTGTGCGGTTTTCTTGCTATTTGGAGGTAAAATGCGAACCTTTTTATCCTATAAAATTCGATAAAAACTTGTTTCCAATACACACAAAATACACCGGGCTTTTACACACATAATACACATTTAGCGTCTGGACGGGATTTGGTCGATAGCTTCGACGAGCATCGCGTCCGAAACATGGGTGTAGCGGTCGGTAATATCTCCGCTTGAGTGGCCGAGAATGAGCTTGCGGAGGTCGTCGGCGACGCCTGCCTCCCTGAGCATGGTCGCGCAAGTGTGACGCGCATAATGCGGCGTGTACTGCTCCATGCCGAGCTCTTTCATAAGTGGCTGCCAATGGTTGATATTGAAACGGTTGTAAATCATTCGACACAGCTTGCCCCGATTTTGAGCCATTACGAGATATTCCCCCTCGGTCTGGAGGAGCCGCTCGATGAATGGCAAAATATCTTTGTGGAGCGGGATATGTCTATCCTTGCCCGCCTCGGTTTTCATTCCTCCAATCATAATGCGGGCGGCCAGGTCGACATTTTCCTTTTTAACCTCCAATAATTCGGAGGGGCGCATCCCGGTATAAAGATATATCATGGCAAGCTCTGCGTCGCGGTTCCCTGCCTCAATGGCCTGCCATATCTTTTCCCTGTCCTCTGCCGGGATGGCCGTTCTCTTGGTGCCCTCATCCTTGTCACGGGTTTTGATAAACTCCGCATAATTTTTCTGAATGATGTCCCGCTCGATGGCGTATTTAAAAAGCTGTCCCCATAAGGTTTTTAGCTTCGTCTGGACTTGAAAACCATAGGGGATGGTTCTCATTATCTCCTCCATGTGCGCTGTCTTAATATCCCGCATCTTCATGTTATGCAGCTTCTCAGAGTTTTTATACGCCGCCTCATATCCGTTTTGCCCGGACTTTGAAATCTCCGGGAATTTCGTGGCCTTCCATTGCTCATAGACATCGGCAAAGGTGGAGAGGGAGGCGTCCAGACTGTATGGATTTTTACGGTACTCCATCAGCGCCTCGATGGCCTCGATTTCGGTCTCATAATAACCGATAGTGATATACTTTAGCACCGCCCGCCCCGTCTCGATGTTCAGCTCCACATGGGAGGGAACGCGGGCGCGGTATGGTTTGCGGCGGTTCCGGCCATCGTTAATGTGGTGAACGCTGCCCAGACCCGGCGGCAGCCTCATGCGCTTTTTGCGCTTTTTCGGTGCCGGCGGTGGCGATAATAGTTTGTCAATTGCTTCTGTGTTTTTCATGGTTGAAATTCCCCTTTTCGCGTGGTATTATAGGAGACGCAAAATCTCCATCGCGTGGTAGTTTTTTGCATTGCCCCCGTCGGTGTTCGCTGCACCGGCGGGGGCGTCCATTATTTCCAAGTGTCAGCGACGCCTCGACTTGAATATCATCCCTTTGTGTGAGCCCTCGGAGTTATCCGGGGGTTTTTCCTTTTTTACAGAACTTTCTCGGAAATCATACGGCAGATTTCCCCGATGTTTGCGCGGGCGACAAATTCGAGTTTGACACGGCCAAGGCCGGAAAACCAAAGTTCAAGTTCGCTGTCAAGGTCGAGAACCCCGGCCGTCTCTACTGAGTAGGCTTGTATTTTGCTATACGGCAGGGAGGTATAATCGACCTTTTTTCCGGTGAGACCTTGCACATTGATTACAAAAATGCGTTTGTTGGTAAAGACGACGCCGTCGCGGATGGTTCGGAATGTGGCGATTATGTTCTCCCCCGCAACGAACATTGGTTGAATGGTGGCGGCATATGTGCCGTTGTCCACGGGCTTAAGTTTGAGATATTCGGCGTTCTTGAAATCAATCATCCTGTACTGTCCTTTCTGCAATTTTGTTCAATAATAGTTTGTCGATATACTTATCAACGAATTTTCCTTTTCTATCGTTTTCGGCCTTCCAACCGTCGTCCTCTGCCCGCGCCCGGTCGATGTCCGCCCACGCTCTTTCAATCTGTTTATGAAGGTGGTCGATGTCCTTTTGATACTCAGCGCGGAAAGCCTCCATTTCGGCCTTGTATGAAACATGGATATTGT